TGCGTCGTTACCGTCCGAGACGAATATCTGTCCGCTCTGCGCGGCGGTCAGCGTCGTGGTTCCCGTGATCGTATTGATCGTGAACCCGCCGCAACCGGCCTCGACGCGCTGCGCCCAGCGGTGCAGATCGCCGTTCTTGGCCAGCATCCGCTCATCGTTCCAGCGCCAGCCCTCGACGCTGTAGGTCATCGCCCCATAGACGATCCCGACCGTCAACAGCAACAGCAGGATCGCCGAAAGCGTGTAGATCCGTTTCATGTCTCTATGCTCCTTTCCCCTTCAAGGCCGGGGGCCGGTCGGTAGGTGAACCGGCCCCCACGGTCCGAAGGAGGTATGCGTTACACGTTCGGGGCCTCGGGCGAGTGGTCGAACCACGCGTCGGTGTCGCCGGTGGACAGGGCCTCACTGACCGGCACGACGCGGAAGCCGACGTATCGCTGCAATTCGATGCCCGGTGGAATCACGGCCTGGAGTTCGTCGCCGATGGCGTCGATATCCGTGGTGGGCGTGACCCCGTCTTCGCTCGTGTTCTGACCGATGCACTGCGCAATCACACGCGGGCTGGCCAACGTGTCAACCGAGTCGTCGACCACGAAGACCCGCACGCCGCTGGCGGCTCCGGCGTAGGCCGTATTGACCTTCCAATGGGCAATCAGGGGCTTGCCGTGGCCCAGCAACTTGCCTGTCTTCTGGAGATCGACACTGCCCTCGCTCACATCCGCCGTGGTGTAGGCGTGAGCGCTGTCACAGATTTGTCCGTAGTCCCTCATGGGGAGTACTCCTTTCCCGGTCCGTCGTCAGACCGGACTCGGGGTTAGCTCAGCGTGGCTTCCGTGCTCACGATGGCGTCGCAGATACAGATCGGGTGGTTGTCGAACGCCGCGATCCGGCGCCCGTAGGGGTCGGTCATGGTGTGATAGACGTTGCCCTTGTGGTTAATGTCGATCCAGATCTGCTCGCTGACGATGGTCGGCATGATGATCAGGATATTGTCGGTGCCGCCGGTCGCCTTGCCGACCCGTGTGACCGCGCGAATCAGGTCGTCGGGGTCGAAGGAGAAATCGTCGATTTCGTCCACTTCGGTCGTCGAGATGTTGCCGATGCGGAAGATGGCCTCGGGGTTGTGCACGGCCTGGCCGACGCGAATCTCCATGTACGTCTGCTTGCCGGGATACAGGTTCGTCCCGTCAGACAGCGGCACGGAATCGCCGTAGTTCTTGATGAAGAACCCGATGCCGCCCAGGTCCGCCATGCGGTCCGAGAAGCCTTGAACGGCCTCACCGGTCATCAGGCGGTCGTCGTTCTCCGGCGTGATGCATTGGTAGCCTTGCGGGCCGACCTTCATCACCCACACGCTCGTCTTGTTTTTCGTGCCCGACGCGCTGCCTCCGGCGGTATCGAGAACCTGCGCGCTGGATAGCGTGTTGAACGCCGGGCGGTAGGTCAGGCCACGAATGATGTTCGGTGTGGCGTTGCGGTTGCCGTAGAAGACGTGGTCGGCGACCGTATTGAGACCCCCGCGCCAGTGGGAGGCGAGTTCCTCGCTGACAAGACGCTCCCGTTGACTGGGCTTGATGTCGTACAGCCTGGTCAGGTCCATCTTGAACCAGTCGCCCAGCGTCTCGGTGGGTTCGGTGTAGGGCTCCTGCGAGCTGACGGACGGGGCAACGCCCTCGTCGTAGTCCCGGGCGCTCCAGGTGGGCTCCGTCGAGGTGCGACGGCCCCGGAATTCCGTGTTCTGGTTGCAGTCTACCCAGCCGTCCATGGCCAGGAGCATGCTGAAGAATGGGTTGATCTTGATGAGCGTGTCGACCAGAGGCACGAGCTTCTGATCGAATCCGAGCCGACTGCTCAGTTCGGCAGCGGTCAATGTGGTGACAGAATTGGCGGCGGTCATACGAGACCCCCTTTCACGAAATCAGTTGTTCTCTGATCTCGGAAGGGTTGTCTCGCACGGTGCAAGATCCTTCCTGCCTGTGACGCCGGGTAGGCGAGCCCTGCTTTCGAGCTATAAGCAGCAGATCGGCGAAGCGGTTGTCTGCAATTCGATCATCCGCACGCGGCGGACGTTAGAATCCGTGCAAACTGGCTAAGGTGCTCTGTTTCTGTTGGGTCGACGCGCCGCCGGTGCGGCCCCCGAGCGTGATCTTGCCGGGGCTCATGCGCTCGGCTACGCGCGTCAACATGCCGACGACGCGCGGGTGGTCGGCGATGCCCAGGCCATCGAGCCAGGACACGAGGTCGTCGAAGTCTTCTTTGCCCGCGTCGCCGTAGAGACGCGACAGCGCGTCGCGACCGGCGATCCGGTTGGTTTCGTAGTGCTGTTCTCCCCCGAAGCGCTCCGTCAGCTTGGCCTTGACCTGTTCGGCGTCCTGGGCGTTGGCACGCAGCATATCGGAGAGCTGCGCCGCGTCCGCCTCGGCAATGCGGGCCGCGATAGCGGTAGGCACACCGGCGCGGGTCAGGACCTTGTCCAGCTTATCGAGGTAGCCGTTCTTTTCGTTGAAAGCCTTCACGGATTCGTCCGTGATCCCCTTCGGGTCGAAGCCATACCCTTCGCCGTCCTTGGGTTTGGGCATGGCCTCCAGCACCTTGCCCCACTCTTCCGGCTTGGCGTCCTTGCCGGGCAGCAGAGCGCGACCGGCCAGCTTGCTGTTGCTGATGGTCGTCTTGAGCAGGTGCTGTGGATTCTTGATGTTGGCGAACGCCTTGGACTCGCCCAGATCGCTGCGCAGCTCTTCCGGTAGCTGCTCGGTCCAGCCCTCCACGAAATTGCCGTCGTCGCCCACCAGGGAGCGGAAATCGAAAGCGTCCGTTGTGCTGTCGGCGTTGGTCTCTGTCGTTTGGTTCTCGTCAGGCATGGTCTGTCTTCCTCTGGAGTGGTATGGTTCTCAGGGTCTCGATCATTCGTCCAACCCAGCCCGGCTTGGCCTGGGCCGTGCAGGCCGATGCCATGTGATCCATCCCGCCCGGGTGCCACATACCGGAGAGAATCAGGATCTCCATAATGCAGCGGCGCTTCTGGACGTGCTCGGGCTTCTCCAGGATCGGATCGAAGAAGTGCCATCGCCGCATGAGTTCGGCAAGCACCTTCTGGCCGGACGGGCTCGCGAACGTGGCACGAAACAGCGCCAGCGTCTCTTCGGCGCTTAGTCGGCCTGCCTCGAAGTAGCGACGCTCCACAAACGCCTCGTTGGCGTTCAGGCTCTCGTCTTGGCTTCGTCGTCGTTCCATTTCTTGGTATTCCTCACGAACGGCTTGTTCATGTAGCCGGCGATGAAGACCTTGGGCCACGGGTCATCGACGGTCAGGCCCATTTCCTTGCTCAACTGCTCGGCCTTCTTGGCGTCCTCGGGGTGGAGGTTCTTGCGGAGACCGCCGGTGCGCTTGACGTAGCGGCAGCGTTCGCGGCAGAGCTTGACGTAGGCTTCGTCCTGGGTCTCCTTGTACTCCTGACCGGGCCGCAGTTCGTCCGGCGGGGCTACGTGGGCTTCGGTGGGTCTCGTGTCCGGGGTCAGTGAAGGGGCCGACGGATCGCTCTCGAGGTCCTTCATCCGGGGGGCGTTCTTCTTCGCCATTGTCTACGTCCTTTCCACTTTTTCGGCCTGAGCCGTCTGTTGAAACGTGCCGGCCAGATCCTTCATCATGGCGGCTTGTTCCTGCATCTGCTGTCGCTGGTTCAATGCGTCGAGAGCCTGCTTGAATTCCTCTTTGTCACGTAGGTCGTTTTCGGTCCAGTTGTACGCCTGGAGTGCGTTGCGCATCACCGAATCCGCCTTGCCGATCAACGGGGCTTCCGGCCAGATCTCCATCGCGGCACCCAGCAGAGCCAATCCATCCATGTATCGGCGGTTCTGGGCCATCTCCGTTTCGATAACGCTCAGGGCGCCGTTGTAGGTCGCCTCCAGGGAGGCCAGGGGACGCTGGCGGGTGAAGGCGTTGTAGTTCTCTTCCGTGAACGGCAGGCCCATTCGCTCCAGCGACACTTCCGCTCGCTCGCGGACCCATGCTACCAACTCTTCGGGCTCGGGGATAGTATCGCCGCTGAGGTTCGGTTCCTCCCGAATCATGACGTCCACGCCAGGGTCGAGCACGTCGCGCTTGTAGCTGCCGACCTCGGGACCGAGCAGGGTGGCCTTCTCGGACTCCAGTTTGCGGATATGGTATGCCGTGGGCGGGTTGCCCTCCATGCGACTGAGGATCTCGAAATAGTGCACGCTGTACCAGCGGTCAATGTTGTAGCGGATGCGGTCCCGCTCGTTGTCGCCTGCCGGGTACTGGCCGATCTTAGCGATCTGTTCGACGATGTCCTCGGGTCGCTCGATCCAGGTGACGCCGCCGTAGTCGACGTCGAAATCGCGCGATCCCCGTAGCCTGCTGGATGCCTTCATGGGCGGATCGGCGGCCACCCTAGCGGCGCGAACCAGCGTCTCGGTGAGCGTGTTGTTGGTCAGGGAGTCCACGTATGCGTACATGCTCGGCGTTGCGGGATAGTCCCACCCGGGCGGAACGCGCGTACCCCAACTGATGACGCCATAGTCCAGCGTGTCCTGGTGGATGATGCGTTTGGCCGCCTCATCGAGGTAGACGTTCGCCCACCGTCTGGCGTTGACGTCGCCGCTGAGGCTGTCGTATTCGGGATTCTCGAAGATCAGGTGGCTGATGGTCTTACTGGCGAACGGGTTGGACTCCATGTCCTTCCGCCAGTCGGCGGGGAGCTTGTCCTTGCCGAAGTCCTTGGCCCAGGACGCAAGCGTCTGGTCGAGGCGGCGCATGAAGTACATGACCTTACCCATGCCATCCCGTGCCACCCAGACCTTCCACGGGTCGCAGAGCACGAATTCCACCGCTCCGGCGTGGTAGTCGATGGTCGGGATCAGGTATCCGCCGATCGTTCCTGCGTGGCGGGCGAGATCGACCTGGACAGCGCGGAAGTTACTCCGCCTGGCAGCCCAGAACACGCTCTCGCTCTTCTTCTGGCAATACTCCCGGATCTGCTTTGATTCGGCGAGTTGCCGCACGTTGATACGCATGTTGAGCCACTGGGTATCCTCGTACACCATATTGCCGGGAATTCCCTTGCTCCAGGAATCGAGGCCGATCATCGAATACCCGTCCGAGAGGTCGCGTCCGAACGCCAGACCCTTGCTCACGCCGTCCTTGCGCAGCTCTGGGGCGGCGAACTCGCACACGTCCTGCATCAGAGGCTCGTAGGGCTCCCGTACCGTCCGCAGGAAGCCACATAGCTTGATGAGGCTCTCAATGTACGCCTTGCTCTGCTCGGTCTGGGGTTGGGTAGTGGTCTCAGGCATTACGCCCGTCTCCTGATCCTGTGTCCGTTCTCGTCGCGCCCGAGTGGGTCGCGGCGTGTGGGTCGGGTGTTGCCCTGGCGGTGCCACCCCGCCACGACTCGGCTGTCGCCCACGTACTCGCCACCGATGGTGCCGAAGCGGTACTGCATCGCCATGTACCCGAACGCATCTGCACCGTGTGAGGCCCAGTCGTGCAAGGGGACATCCTGGAAGACCGTTCGCTCCTCGCTGCTCAATGCTTCGTTCTTCTTCCGGCGATAGTGCTCCAGGAGCTCGACTGCATACGTCAGTCGCTCACTGATCCGGCAATTCGGCAGCGTTTGTCGCACAGCCTCAATGCGATCTTCGATCTTGTGGTTCTCCACAACCTCGAAATCTACCTTCAGGTCTGTCGCGAAGTCCCGTAGGCTTCGTCCAGTGGACTTCTCCCGCTGGCGGAGATCGTGCGGGCCATAGTGAGCCCCGTAAACGTATCCCTTGTCCTGGAGCACCTTGGCGTAATGGGCAAACCCCTCTCCATTGTGCTCGTAGTAGTCGATCACGCGAATTTCGGCCCCGACGAATTGACAGAACCAAATCGCTGTCGAGTCGCTGACACCCAAATCCCAGAAGGTATAGACCCTCGCGCCCGGATGAACGTCGACCGGCCCGATCCGCCCGTTGCGTCGCAACTCGGCGATGATCTTGGCGTAATAGGCCCCCTCAAGGTCCACTTCGTCCCATGAATTGTCCACGTAGATGCGCCACTTGCGTTGAGCGCTCTCGCTGCCATTTCGCATGGAGTCCAGGTCAGCCACGAAATCGGCTGGCAGGTTGTGGGCATTGTCGGATGTCTTGGCTTCGTGTAGCTCGAAATCCTCACTCTGTGGTTGCCTGAACCAGTCCTTCCAAACCCAGTTGTGCCCCGCCTTGTTGGCGATAATCATCCCCTGGCGAAGCTGGTAGTCTCTGAGGTACGCATACAGGTTCGGAAAGTCGTCGCATTCCTCCGGCAGAAACGTCTTATCAAACGTCAACTCCCGCCGCAGTCTCCCACGAAGCATGTTGAACTCGTCAGAGGTCTCAAACTCCTCGGCTTGCTCGATGTAGAACCATCCTAGGTTGATGTTTTGCAGGCCAGACAGGTTGCCGCCGTGGCGGAACAAAATCTTGCTGCCGTTGGCGAACTGCACCTCTGCGGTGCTCTGAGGCACCGTAATCCCACGCGTGTACCGTTCGAAGTCCTGCATGGTGCTGTCGTGGAGATCTTTGTAAACCCGTCTCACGATGAGCCCCAGGTTGCCCTTGTATGCCTGCGAGAGCAGCAAGCCCTTGAACAGCCCACACATGGTCTTACCCGTCCCCCAAGCTGCCGCAAAGCAGGGAAAGCGGGCCGTGGACGCGAAGAATCGCCGCTGGTACGGTTCGAACTCAATCGCCATGTCGCGAGACTCAGTTGTCTCAATCGTCGCGGTCATGTGTCGCCTTCGTGCTCCTGCGCCCGTTCGTCAGAATCAGCCGGAACGGCTCCTTCTGTTCGATCTCCTGTTTGTCGCTCTGCTCAAGGTGTTGTTTGCCCCACCAGATACGCTCTGTCACCGCTCCTTTGCCTCGCGTCAGAGAGCCCTGATACTGCGCCACCATGACCTTGGCTTTGCCCTCCGCGCGCTTTTGCCGACATCTCTTTGAGAATTCCGCCTTGAACGTCGCGAGGTCCACGCCCAATCTCTCGGCAATCGTGTAGTCCCGACACTGAGCCTCTGCCATTTCGTCAATCTGCCGCTTTTGCGCTGCCGTGAACTTCTCGGGCGTCTTGGTCCGTGGTGCTCCGCGCTTTGCCACCTCTAAGCCCTCCCGATTCTGTACTGCGGTGGAATCCAGCCAATGGGCCGCTTGTGTTGTACGTCGCGACGATATTTCCGGATCCGCTCCTGTCGTTCAGGGGCGTGCGGATCGTCGCTTCTGGGTCGTGCTGACTGCGTCTTTTGCACCCTGGATACTCCCGTGTTGCGTATTCGCTACCGATCATCGGCATCCAGGGCACTTCTTCATGAGTCGCGCGCACAATGAACAGAATGAACAGAATGAACGGAAT